TGTTGTATTTCGTGTGATTTTCGGTAGTCTCCAGTCTTTATATCAATAATAGATAAATTACCATCTATAGTTGCTACAATGTCTGGTGTACCAGCCCAAAGCATGTCTTTGTGATATAGAAATATCTCTTGACATATTACGCTTGGCTTTATATCGTAGTACCATTTTTCGAAAGACATTAAAGACTTTCTAATAAATTCAGTACCTGCGTGTACTTCTTTTCTTTCTAGTAACGCTTCTATTGCTTCGTGCACTGCCGTGCCTCGTTCTGCGGCTTCGTCCCTCAGCCGTTCTGCGTTTAGTCCGTTCTTCATAAGCCACTCATCAAAAAACTTTCCTTTAGAGCATGTTTCGCCTATGATAGTTGTTACTGAAGGCTTCCAGTTTAAACTTTTACCTTGTGAGTACCAACGTCCTGAACTTTCGTGTCTTTGTATTTTTAGACCATTAACATAGTCATCAATCATCATTTTTTTCATTGAGCCTCCTAACCCATTGATTGCTAACGCCTTTGTTCTTGATTAAACTTAATCGTGGTGTTATGTCGCTTCAAGTCTCTGAATATCCGCATAGGGGGCACGTATATCCACAGTCTCCTCCTGAAACGACATTACCACATTGTAAACAGTTTACTTTTTCCATAATTGCCTATAAATAGTTCTTGTTGATACTTTAAAAAGTACCGATAATTTACTAGGTTTATACCCAATATACCAAAGAATATTTATAAGCCATTTGTCTAGTTTACTTAGTTTTTTCATTTACTTGTCCTGTATCTTTTAGGGTTAGGGTTAGCTATTAATTGTTGATAAAGCCACCAACACTTACCGTCATTAGTTGCTTTAAGTATTTTTTGTCTTCGAGAGGCTTGTATGTCTCTCATTCGTTTTTTGTTATCTTTTTGCGCCATTAGTCCTCCTAGTTAAATACATCTGATTTTGCTAGTTTTCTTAGTATGTAACCTTGTACTCTTACATCTTGTGTTTTTATCCATTTGATAAATGTTTTATACTCTTTATCAGTTAATGGTCCCTTTTTAGTATTACAAGATGCACATATCATTTGAAGGTTGCCCTTATAAGAACCTCCTCCAGAAGAAATAGGATGCTTATGGTCGCATACCATATTAGTTACATCTAATTTCTTTTTACAATAGTTACAAGGTTTGCTATATGCTTTAAAAAGCATCTCACGTATTTCAGTTAAAGATATGTTAAATTTTACTTCATACTCCTTACTTCTTTTCTTTAGAGAAGATTTTAGAGTTGATGACTTTTTCATAAGCCTGTGGAACATTCTTTTAGCATGTGTCCCATGAGCGGGACGAAGCTTACGCATAAACTTCGCTTCCCACTCTTTAGGACTACGCGACTTCCGATTGGAATTTCGTTGGTTCATAACTAGTTTGTTATTTACCGATTCTTTTTCCATCAGGGGTCTTTGTCATTTGGTATCTACCAAAACCTTTATACGCACCTCTTGTATTATGGCTCATTGTTATTTCAAAGCCTTTTTTACGTAAGATATGTATAGTAGCTGATAGTCTCCAAGCTCCAAATAATCTAGCTGCTTGTGCCTGATTTAAAGTTTTACCTTTAAGCAGATGCATAAGTATCTTTTGACTCTTTGAGCTGTTGTTTACTCTTCGTCCCACTTTTAGTCTCCTTTCCTAGTTTAATAGCAATAAAGTATCTATGTATACCAATAAGTAAAGTGTACTCATTCATAAATAAACCTTTATTTTTTGCTATGCTTATTTCAAAAACCCAGAATAACCTTATTCCAAGCTCGTTTTTAGTTTTTAATAAACTAAACATTTGTTCTCCTTAATCTAAAGCTTGGCTGCCATTCTAACTCTGTCTTAAATAGTTCACCATCAGTGTTTTTAAGCACTTCTAGTGTCTTTTTAGAATTGTTAGCTTGACCATTTAAGCCTATTACTTTACGTGATGCGTTTTCTATTGCTCCTGAACCTTTACCAGCATACAGGTCAAGTACCTCGTTACGTGAGTATTCTCGACTTACTTGAGATACTTGAATTATTATTAAATCGTTATTAACAGCCATGCTTGAAAGTGAGTGTGATATATATTTGATTTGTTCATACTCGCCCCTAACATGAGGAGGAGTTTCTACTAAATCAATGTAGTCCACGACTACCACAGCTGGTCTTAACTCTTTAACTTTTGCCTGTATTTGCTCAAGTGTTGGAGGAATAGTTTGTATTACCATATGATTAAGCTTATGCTTATTATCTTTATACACTTGTTTAGGATTGTCATTTATCTCTTCTTTTGTCTTGCCTGATACTATTTGCATATTACGTCTATGCATATACCACGCTGACAACTCTAAAGATAAATATAATGTTGGTATTTGCCAATCAGTGTTTACATCATCATTTGCAAAATCAACTCCTAGTGCTATACATTGTGCAAGTGTTGTCTTACTTGAACCTGTAGGTCCAAATATAGTTACTAACTCACCTGGATATATAGCTGTATCTGATTCTTTAACGCCTAGCATATCTGCTATAGGTATAGAACGTCCGTCAAAATCTGCTGACATCCTTTCTTCTAGCTTTTCTTGCAGGTCATCTGAACTCATAACATCAATCAGATAGTCTTTTCTTTTAAAGTGTATACACCTTGTCTTGCAATGATTTAACATTATTTCATCATTACAACCAAATCTGTAGCCTCTATTGTAAACATACTCTACTTTCTCTATTACACTGTTTTCATTTAAACTATTATTATTCCAATGTAATATAGCTGTTTTAGCATATTCACTAGGTATACCGTGTCTGTAGAAATGCGACGCTATTCTAATAAGCGTTTGGTTTCTAGACCCCTCTTGAGGGCCATTTGTTAGCATTTCTTGCACACATGGTATAACATCTTTTGGTTCTACAACTTTGCGTATTTGGGTCATTCTAGGCGCTCTATTAAGTATCTTATCTTCTAACTCGCCATTACCTATTAGTTCACTATAAGCGTAATCTAATCTAGGTTCTTTAGCCATTTCTTGTATTTCTGTATAATCTTTACCGAGTATATCATTCCAAGTTAATGGTATTTTATGTAAGTTAGTTTTAAGGTTTACTGTATGTTGTACTCTGTATATACCTGTTCTCATGTATATAGAGTTGTCTATTTCATCTCCAAATAGAGATTTAAGAGTACCTTTTACCAAGTAATGTAGATTTTCACTGCTTGGAAAGTTAAATACACTACTATGTATAGCAATATGATAGCCACTGCCACTAAAATAAACTTGTGTAGACCATTTTATATCTACACCCATATCTTCTAGTTTAATCATGACGCTTCTTGTTTTGTTTAGTGTGTATTCATCACTGTTATTAGCTTTATCTATATCTAATAAAATCCAGTCAATACTTCTTTCGCCAAAATAGTTTTTTAAACCACCGTTAGCTGTAGCGTATTCTACTGCTTCTTTAGTATATAGATAAACTGACCTAAATAAAGGTGTTTCAGGTTTTATATAGTTTACTAAGTCTTTTTTGGCAATGAGTCGCCCTCTATCACGAGGGCTCCCCACTGCTATTTCAACGTAGTCAAACACTATAGGTTTCCTACTCCGCTAGCTGACATTTCTACACTTTGTTGTGGTGTATTTATATCTGCTTCGGTAGCTTCTTTAATGAAACCTTTACCTTTAAACCATTTAACATCTGCTTCAAGTTTCTGCCTACCTTGCTCTGTGTTAGGTTGTATTCTATAAAATACTCTAGAATATACCTTAGCTCCAGCTGTTTTAGGCTTTTCTTTATAAACATATGCTATGTAATCAAACTTAGGGTCATCACCAGGCATTACATTTTGTGCGTGTGCTTGGTTTAAATGTGTAGCAATATTATCTACTTTTTTGCCATTTACATCTTCCCATTCACCATCAACATTTAAGCCTGACTCTTCGCCTATAACATCAAAAAGACCATATACTCTCTTTAATGCTGTACCACCAGTTATTTTACCGTTAACATCTTTTTCTATGTTACCAGCAACTCTTAGTGATTTTGTATAGTCACTACCTTCTTGTTTTACTTCTATATCTAGGAATAAATCTGCCCAATCAAATTGGTCTGATTTGTCTTCAAATCCTAATATAGCTATAGGTGTAACACCATAAAAGTTACTTACACCACTGCTTTTTGTTTCTTCTGGTCGAAATATCGCCATTTACTTACCTTCGCTTTCTTTTTTATATATGTTAGACCAATTAAATTCTATGCATTGGCCACGTAAGTGTTCACATCTACTACCTGCTTCTATAGATTCGTCTGCTTTAAACGATACCATTAACTTTT